CGAAGTACATTAAACTGATTAGTAAAAATATGGTTCATTCTTTTATTGTAAAGAAAGCATTTAAACATTTCAAAGAAGGTGATGTTTTAAAGGCCGCAAGTTGGGCTGCACCTGCACTTAATCAACCGAGAGGTAATGTTCTAGATGGTAACTACCATATGCAATGGACAGGACCCCTATACTTAACTTAGAAAGGAATATATTATGGATACTAATGAAGTTATGAACGAAGTTATTGCTGAAGAAGCTGTCGAACAAATCGCAAGAATGGATCAAGACCAAAGAGACTTATTTATTTACAGTCTCGTTTCAAAATGGCCTGAACTTGCTAGTCAGTTGAATATGGCTGTTGAGTTATATGCAAGAATAAAAGATAAGGAGAATAATGATGTTAATTAAAATAGGTGACGAAGTGACCGTAAGTCCAAGACCTTGCGGATCAAGTATGAGATATGGCAAAATTACTGACATATCAATTGCAACTAAAACTGGTGACCCTGCAGGAGAACTAGGTACTCATATTTCAGAATATGATACTGAACTCGACTATCCAGGATCAATCGGATATCAATCTGAAAATGGCGACAACTATTGGGCGTACTTTTCACAAATAATAGGAGACTAAAATATGAATATGAAAGACATGAACTACGAAGGCGAAAAACTAATCACAGCAGTTATTATGCAAGCTGTTGAAGATGCCGGTTATCAAGGTAGAAACAAGAAATACCTTAAACACAAAAAATCAGCAATTGACTGGATTGTAGGAAACGACCCACAATTCGTTGACTACTGTAAAATGTTAGGCATGAGTCCTGATGGTATTAGAAATAGAATCATCAAAAATGTCAACATGAAATATACTAAACAACAAAAGGTTATGAAAGGACAAATGAATGCCAGAATATAAATTTAGAGAAGATCAAATAGTAGACGATATCATAAACTATATTAATAATACTTATGGTTCACACTATGCCAAAGATGTAACCAGACAGGCAACCGAGACTATCATTGACCAAGGTCATGGTACAGGCTTCTGTATGGGTAACATATTAAAGTATGCTCAAAGATATGGTAAGAAAGATGGTCACAATAAGAACGACCTATTTAAAGTCATACACTATGCTATCATACAACTATCACAAGACCATTACTAAGAACTCTTAACTCTGGTTCCAAGCTAGCTTAGCGGGGTTTCTGAAGGACGCACATGAGTACTTATAATAACCAAGCATTATATATGTAGTATGTAAGATATAGGTAAGACACTATATCAAAAACGCACAGGTGTCATCTCAAAATAACAAAGAGAACTCAACACTTTTTCATCTAAATATTTTGTGAATGAAAGGCCTACAATGTTACAATTTTTCAAAAACTTTACCAAACTATTTCCTATTAACAATAGTTTTTTTAATAATACACACAACTACGATAACCCTGAGCTCTTACGGTACTATAAAACTGAATATGGCTCTGACTGGAGGTCGGCACTTCAACACCACAAATACTATCAATCACAGAAAGGACTAAAATGAAAAAGTTACTTAATATACTATTCGGCAGAACACTTGCTGTTAAGACTGAAAGAGAATTGAAAGAAGCATATCTATCACAATCAGTAGATAACTATGACCTAGAATATAGAATGAGAAAATTAGATCGTAAATCGTTTAACGGACAAAACTTTAGAAGTTTATACAAAGGACTATACACATGATTAAATTTCATCAAGTTCAAAACTTCAAAACATCAATGCTTAATCCATTAAGAATCATCTTTGCTGGATTCACAAAACCTGCACTTCAAAGTAAAAGAATTAGAGTTTATTAACGGTCAATAGATAGTACCCCCTAAAGGGGGATACCATCAAATTTCAATTATCTAGAAACTAAATTTAGAACCAATAGACCAACTCGTTGTGTCAGTACCGGTATCTAAATCTGCTTGTTGTGTTTCAGCAAAGACAGTCAATCCTTTTGTTAATGTTTTTGAAACACCAACAGTTGTATAATTTCCTGTTCCTTCTAAATCACCATAACCTACTGTAAGTAGTTTATAAGTTGCAGCAACTTCATATGCTGATAAATCAGTAGCAGCATCTTTAATTGTATAACTCGAAGCCACACTTAGTGGACCTACATCAGTTGTTGCACCAACACCATAGTATGATATATCGTTTGCAACATCATCAGCAAAACCACCTGATACTGTACTACCTAATATTTCAGTAGAAGCAGACCATTCGTATGCGTCTATGCCATCTTGACCAGAAGCACCATCAACAATTGTTAATGCATCAATAGATATAGAACCTATTGTATTAGAATATGCTAATGAGTTAGAACTTCTTGTTCCGTATGAATGAGAAGCACTTCCGCCATATACTTCAAAGACACTTGCTGTTGTAGCAACATTATCTGTATAAGGGTGGGATTGACGACCAACAGAAACATTTCCCATATCACTTGATAAACCTACATATGCAAGTCTTGAATCAAATGTATTCGAAGCAGCGTCATCTGTATCTACACCGACTTCTAATTTAGCATATGCACCAATAGAAGAACCTTCTAATGATTCTTCGATAATGTTAATACCGATTTTAGAACCATTGTCTCCTAATTTATCTGATGCAACACCTGAAGTGTTTTCATCATGGGACCATTTATAGTTGATTGTGCCGTATGGCGTTATTTCAGCTGCTGTTGCAGCTGTCGTAAATAAGAGTGCTAGAATAGCACTTGTATATTTTAACATTTTACTTTTCTCCTTAAAGAGGTTTTTTTGATATCTCGCTCACCTTGATTGTCATTATGTATTGTTTTATTTATATGTGTGAGGTATTAGTTATTGACTGGTGCGTTTGCACGCCATTGATAACAAGACCAGTATCTAGCAGAAGTTTTATCTTTCGCTGTATCACAGTTATGTCTTGCACGAAAAGACTTTCTTCTCGCTGGGTCGTCTCTTTTGATGCTTAAACCAGTCGTATCACCAAAGGATACTTTCTTGATTCGATCACCATCTTTAACATAAACATAGAACTTCTTACTACCACCTCTTATGGGGTCGTTGAGTTTCACCTTCTTACCTTGATACTCTGCTTCTGTAATCTCTAAGTCTTGATACATACCCTCACAGACAAGGTCGATTTTTTCTACTTGTTTAAATGTTTTAACCATATGAATATTTATAAGGATTTTTTTTCGCTATACCTACCATCCTCCGTCATCCAACTGCATCTTCTCCTCCACCGTTTTATACTCGACATCATCTATGTTATGATACTTTCGTGTATCGTGTGCAATTAACAATGCCATTGCTTGTATGCTCTGTATTTGATTGTCGATATTCTCCTGAGTATCCTTTGGTGTATGATATTTCATGACATACAGCTTGTGTGCCTCTTCGTTCATTACTTTGATCTTATTGACAAAATCACTTATCTTATGTAACATTATGCTGTGTTTCCTTTTCTAGAGAATAACTCTAATTGTATATTCTTATGCCTTGATTGAGATTCTTTCTTGCTACGCTTACCTTCTCGTATAGAGATTGTATGTAGTCTATCCTTTACTTTGAGTTTTTGTTTCTTGAGGTCTTTGATGAGTTCGAGATTATGATAATTCTTTCGTTCTAGATTCTCAATTTGTGTATCTAGGTGTCTGTGTAATGCTACCGCTCTATTGTCAATACCCATATATATCGTCTCCTTTATATAATTGTAATACTCTAATATATATAAAAAATCCCACGAGAAAATTTTCATAATAAAAAGTATGGGAATACAATGAGTTTTAGAGCTCGTGTTCATTCGTTCTAGGTCAAGTATCTAAAGTCAAACAGATCCCTTATGTACTCTAACGAGCACTGCTAAGTTTTCGACCCCCTCGTTAGTTTAGGTTTATGACATTGCCGTTAATGTCTTGTTCTGCAGCGTTCATCTCATGTTCGCCTGTTACTGATTCTTTCTTACTTGCAGCCGTCTCTGTGATTGCACCACCTACTTTAATGTTTAATGCTTGTGCAACATCTATGTTCATGTTCTTACCTGCCTTAAGGTTTACATCCCCTAGCTGAGATATAAGGTTGATGTCGCCATTCTGTACTTCGATTGTTACATTGGCTCCAGCACCTACTTCTATGTTATAGTTGTTGCCTACAGACGCTTGACCTGGTGCAGAGGATAGAGGTTTGTTATTCACCTTTACTCTTAGACCACCATCTATTGTATGTCTTGCTGTTCCTTGTATATGACAGTAATCGTCTGCTGTTGTGATATTATAGTTGTCTTTCTTTACTCTTGTAACCTTTGTGCCATCGTCAAATATTTCATAACCACTACCACTTGCATGGCGTTCGTGTATTCTCTTGGCCCCTATGGTATCATCATATTCTCTTATGTGTCCGCCCTCTGTTTCCATGACATGATTGTGAGGGTATTGAGCAGCATAAGGGGTTTCTGGTTCATCCCATGACTTACCATCATCAGCTGCGACAACATCCTCTACAATGGTAGTAGCATCAACATTAGCAACGCCTACTGCAACATCTCTGTCTGCTCTACGAAGGGAGAGAGTAGGATGAGGGTTTGTCTCTATCGAAGTTGTACCGGGCGCCGTTGTAGTATCCTTTTGATTAACTGCAAGCCTATTGACATCTGATTCATTCGTATACTTCGGATAGTTACCATTGGCTGTATCTTGAAATCCTTTTGTATCATCTTTTGTAGGCAGGCTGCCAGGCACACCAGGCAAAGTCCCCATGATGATAGGCTGTTGAGCTTCTGCCCCATCTTGAAAGAAACCTACTACCCATGTACCTTCGACTACACCTAATGGAGTTTGCCCTACACCTGAGACGGTTGCACTTGTGATAGGGTTCATAGGGTGGGCCCAGGGTAGGTCAGCA